ACTTACCCTTTGAAGGGGTAGGGTAGGTACTAGTTAAGGACTTACTAGTTATAGTTATGGTACTCTCATGAGAGGTAGGATTTGGAGTAGAAGTGTGATTTATTTAAATATTTGGTTAAATATTTAGCAAAATGCGCGTTTAGGTAAGGGTTGTTCAAGTGTAGTCAGTGAGAGTTTAAGTTGTAGCCAGTGTGAATTTGTAGTTTTTTTCGCATACAGTACAATTTAACGATTTTTAAGACTATAAATGAATAAAGCTAGAAATAAAATTTATATAAAATTTATAATATTTACACCAATGAATTATGTATGGTTTAAATAGAACCATTCTGGAAAACCATAATTAAGATTATTCTAAATTTTATTGGTATTATAAGTTTTTATTGTTAAATTTGCTTTTACTAAAAATAGTCAATAACGCATTAAAATTTAAACAGACGAAATGAATAAACCTCAAAGAATACAAATTGGAAAGGATTTAATAGGAGATAAGGATTTGGATAAATATAGTTTATATTTATACGCGGTACTATCTGTTTATGCTGATAAAGAGACAAGACAGTGTTTTCCCTCTCTAGAAACTTTGGCAGAAAATACTAAAGCATCTAAGAAAACTGTTATAAATAGACTAAATACTTTAAAAGATAGAGGTTATATAACTATTACTAAAAGAGGTAGAAAAGGGAATTTATATACATTAATACGACCTCCAAAATTATTAAAAGATAAAGAAGAATTTACTATCGAATTTATTAAACGGACAGATTTAACTATTGAAGAAAAAATATTTTTTATTTGCACCGCCCCAGAAACTATTAAAGATACTAATACAGGAATAGGAGAAATGAAGAATGCGAGTGTGAATGCTATTGCTAAATTATGCGGATTTTCGTGGGGATACGCAAATAAACTTATTGATGGACTAGAGAAAAAGGAAAAGATAGAGTTAAATAACAATAATTTAAAAATAGATTATACGAAAATTAGTCAAGCTATGTTATTTATGGCTGCAAAGATTGAGGAGAATAGTGAAGACATTGATAAATTGAAAGACGAGATAAGTATAATGAAATCTAGAATGAATTATTTTGAAAAAGAATTATTTAAGAGAACAGCAGAAGATGTGGAATATGAAAGGATCTAATTGTTACTAAATACTATAAAATTAGACTATTAAGCGTTATGCTTCTTTATATAAAAATATTATTATAAACTTGGAAAACTT